GCTTGCGCGCTACTTTTGGCGGCCTCGTCTGCCGCGTTTTTGGCGGCAATATCACTCCGCTCCTTTTCCTTGGCGGCCCATTCCGCTCCGAGTTTGCCGGCGGCTTCGAGGGCTTTGTTGAGACGTAGTTGCGCTACTGTTTTCTTGTCTGTTAATTTTATAGCTTCAAGGCCATATTCTTTTATTAACCGCGCCTGTTGGATTTCCTTTGCGCGGACTTCTATTAATTTTCGCGCCTCTGCGTTGCTCGCTGCATTCTGTATTTTTCCCTCACCGTACAATTGATCTGTGGCCACGCTTTTGTCGCTACGTGACGGCCCCGTCAACATATCCCACGCCATCTTCGCCGCACTTCCAATCAACTTCCCGATCACCGGCGCGGCCTCTTTTAATAATTCAACGGCAATCTCCGCACCTCTGGCAAAGGAAGCCATTAGCACTTCCCCGACTACGCCCAGCGCCTTAGTGCGATCTTCGCCTCCGCCCGCTATCGCCGCGATTATACCCTCTATCGAAGTTGCGACCGCCTTGAATTTCTCGGAATTAACCCACTCGTTGATACGTTGCCCCAATGCTTTTACTGCGTCCCCGGCCCGCCTTAATATGCGCATCAGGCCATCGTTCTGTGCAATCCCTCGCCCGATTTCCTCCCATACGTCGCCAAGGCGGGTTTTAAACAATTGCCATTGACCCGTTACGGTGTTGAGTATTTCTTTTTGTTGCGCGTAGCCTTTTGCAAAAAGGTCGTTTACGATCCGCGCCTTTTCGGTTTCGCTTGTTGCGTTCCGGAGTGCGGGGACATATCGCTTGAGCATGTCATAGTTGCCCTGCATCGCCATTGCGACGGCCTTTTGCGCGGCGGCTTCATCAAGTCCCACGCTTTTGAGCGCGACTACCGCCCTGGCAGCCTCACCCAACTTGCTGGTTTGCACCCCAAGCATCCGCATCTTCGCCATGCCCGCCACGGTAGCTTCTGCGTCCGCGCCGGTTTCATCCTGTATGGCCTCGGCAATGGAAACCAACAAGGGAAGCAGTTCTTTTGCGGACTGGCCTTGCGCGTCAAGGGCGGCGGCAAGTCCCCTGTGGGCTGCTTCCTGTTCGGCATATGCGCCCAAAGCTTTTGCCGTAAATGCAGCGAGAGCAGTCGCCCCCGCCAAAAAACCTACAGTAAGCCACTTACCAACCTTCAGGACGCCGGAGCCGAAAGAACTTAGAGCCTTGCCCGCGCTACTTAACCCGGCGGCCATCGCGTTCTTTGCCCGGATGATGATTGATATTTCGGTAGCCATTACTTCGCTTCTTTACGACTTTTTTTGATCTGCTCGATTTTATATCCCAACGCACGCTCAGCCTTGATTCGCGGATCGGCCATCGTCTTGCGCCCCTCCGCTGAATTCTGCCGCGTTATGCAGTCGAGCACGGCGTAGGTGTATCCCGCCGCACACCGGCGCTCCCAGAAGTCGGGATCATCGCCCGTAGCGACGGCCATGAATGCGGAAAAGTCGCCAACGGCCATGCCGCCGGTTTCGGATGAGGGCTGCTCGTAGTCCTCTTCCTGTTGCAGAATCTGACTGATTGCGACATTCAATTCGCCGAACGTGCATTTGAGGGACTTGGCCCAACGGCTGACAACCTTTTCAGCCTCCCGGCCTTCCATCGCCAGTGGTTCGCCATCATCACGACCATGCGCCATCGCGTATGCAAGGGCATACGCTTGCCTCGTGTTGCCGTTCAGGTGACAGCCTACGCGGTTAAACCATTCCTGGGCATACAGGGAGAGGGGCCAGAGATAGAGTCCCGCCACGGGCACGGGAGCGCCACGGGAGAGCAATCGCCGGGTTTCAGGGGACTCGACAGCCCAGCCAAGGGCGTTTAACTCGATGATCTCTGCGGGCGTCAGGTCAATTCCATCGGCCCGCAGTGATTCGATCTCGGCTTGTGCCAGTTCTGATAATTTTGCAAGGTCTTGCATTTTTCCCCTTCATGGCAAGACCCTTGTTATGCGGACGCGGCACGCGGGCAGATAAACTCAATTTTGCCGGATGCCGTGTGCCAAGCCGCTTGCGGCTCGGTTGCGCCGGGCACCTGTGTAACTTCGCCCATAAACAAACCGGCGGCGGCAGAGTCGGCAAGGACGGCAGCGATCGCCCATGTTGGTGCGCCGGACACGTCAACAAACTCGGCGGTCACTTCGCCCGTTGCGCCAGACGCACCATGCGCGGCTGGTTCACCCACGCCGTCCTGTTGTTCAGCCATGGTGCACTTGAACGAGATGCCCGATCCAGTCAGCCTTCCGGTCGCCACGGTGAAGCCGAGCACCTGGGCCTGCTTCATGCCCTTGACGGTGATCGCCGGGAGCGTAAACGTGTTAAGTTTTCCGGTAGGGGCAATGATGGTTTCCAAACCCTTGTAGCCGGTAATCGTAATCTGGGGCCATGTGCTATTTGAGGTTTTAACTTCGAGAGATTCCGCCACGATCCCGGCGGTGAGTTCGCCAATAGTTAGGTCGCTTAAATCAAGTTCGTCCGCCACCAGTGCAAAGGTGCTTGATATTTCCTCGATCTCACCAGCGGTATTACCGTAGAATGCGCTTGCAGTCACATCCTCGTTTTCATCGAGGGCGTCTGCGCGGTTCTGCGTACGCGGGGTAGCGCTACTGTCAACGAGCTTGAGAATATTAGCCAGCGTGCCCGCGCCGTGGACAATCGTTAGAATCGAAAAATGGTCGGTTAATGCGCCGTAACTGGTTGCTTTTGTAATCGCTGTGGCCATGATGTTTTCCTTTTGTTGTTGTTAAAAATCCAAACGTGAATAATGGATCACCATCGTTATGCCGATCATGTTTATGCCGCTATCGTCAGCCGGGGCCAGCCCTTCGCCAAACGTGAACCCGCCGAAATTAAACTTTGCGGCGGTGGTATTGGCTATGACACTGGCCAGAAAGTCGGATATCTCCGTGTCGGCGGTATATGTCGCCCAGGACGTGGTACGGAACTGCGAAAAGATTTTGTCGCACACGCCCTGAACCGCCTCGTACATCGCGGAAATAAACATATGGTCTTTGTCATCATCCGTTTTCGTGCCCATCAAGATCGAGCACTCGACAGCCAGCGTGCTTTGATTGTCGTCGGTCTTTGGCGGCCCGCATCGCACATCAATCATCGGGAATTTACGGTCAGGGTCTATCTTCCACGATCCGTCAGACGCCAGGGATTGCCAGGCACGGATCATCACCTCTTCGCCCATCTCCGCGTACTTGCGGATGATTTCAGCCATCGCCAATTCGACTGCTTTTGATACGTTCATTTCGCGCCCAGTTTTTTGATATCGGCGTTAATGATTCGCGCCATTGCCCGCGCCGCCTTGCCCATCGCATCGTTCGCCGAACTCATGCCGCCTTTTAACGCACTTACGGCATAGGGCAGACTGTTGACGATCTTCACGTAAGGATCATCCCCGCTAAGTTTTTGTTCCACAGCCATAGATCGCATTCCGGCCACATATCCTTTTTGCGTAACCCTGTTCATACTCATGCCACCGCCCGACCCAAGTTTTTTGATTCCCGCCATCCATGCGGATTTCGCCCGGCCCGCGTTTGAAATTATGACTTGCGGGCTTGCCTTTAATTCGGCAACGCTCGATGCCCGCGTAGTAAAGGTATGCTCTCGGCCCTTTTTCCATGACGTAACTTCAAATAATTTATTCCCCGCTTTTCTTGCTACGCCTCGCGCCTCTTTAACCACTTTGTACTCGCGGTATTTTGGGGCAACCTTTGTTACTGTCCCCAGCGACCGCGCCACACTCCATGCCGCGAACCTGACCGCCTGACCCAAATCCTTGCCAAGTTCTTTCTGTGCCCGATCAATCTGCGCCCATAGCGCCCGCACGTCCTGCTTGGGCCATTCGATGGATACTTGATCACTCATGCTCGGCCTCTAAAATCAACCGCGTCACGCCGCCAATCGAAATCCGTCCGCTGACACGCGCCTTAATCCATCCGGTCTTTTCGTCCTTGCCGTCCTGCAAAATCTCAATCACCGTGCCGTTTTTAATTTCGCCGTCCGGTTCGTCGGCGGACAGTAATCGCGTGCTGGCATCAATGGAGCCGAACTGTCCATCGTTGGTGCTTTGGCGACTGACCATTAAACCGGCGCATAGCGCCTTTGCAATTACCGCGCGCCCGATACGGATTTTGCAACGGGCATCGGCGAGCGCCGAGTAGATTGCATTGAAGGCTGTCGTTGAGTCGGACATATTCGGATATCCCCCGGCAGGGATCACCTACCGGGGTATTCCTTAAACTGCTATCACTTAAACGAATTGAGCGTTACACAAGCGCCAGCCGCATCATTTGTGGTTGTGAACACGGCGCGGATATAGCGACCGCCCGCACCGAACTCATACGGCAGACGCGTAACCGCGCCGGTAGTATTTCCAGTATGCGTCACAGTCCCGGTTGTATTGGTCACTGTGGCCCATGTTCCCGTTGACGCAGCGGCACGCTGGATGACAACAACACCAATATAATTAGTGTTGCCTTGCATCGGGGCACCCATTGATACCACCAGCGTTCCGTATCCTTTGCAGTCAATGGTATCAACAGCCGACCCGGTCACGGTCTGGAGGTCATTGCTGCTTGCAACAGCCGTGTGCGAAACATCCAGCACTTGAATGTGCTGGCAGAGCGCATACGTATCCAACGCGGCACGAGTGTTCAGCGCAAAACACGCCAACACCGCCGCCGCGATAATTATTCTTTTCATTTCGTAATTCCTTTTTTTGGGTGATGGCTTGCGGACTGGCCGGATTGCGGCCAGCCCGCGTTGCTATTTGTCCGATTAGCCATTCAGCGTAGCGTTGTAAGCGAACGCCTGGCCGTGGCGGCACATGACATCACAATCCTGCAATGCCACAATCCGCACCGCGCCGCTCGTGCTGTTGGTGTAGGGATCAATCGTCAGGTCAACACCGCTCCACAGCCCGAGGACCAACTGGTTCCACGCGCCAAAGAAGATGTGTTTGTCCGTAACGTTTTGGGTCACATGCACCGGGTAGCCGAGCATGGTCTTTGTGGCCAGATCGAGCAGGAAGCCGGGCAGCGGGCCGCCACCGACGTTCTCCTCGTCAGCCTCGTTGCGGATCGTCACCGTGCCGTTGACGGTATTCGCCAGCAACCCCATGCCATTAGCCCGCATGATCCAGGACTGTCCGTTCATGTCCGCGTTATCGCTCATGATGTCCGTCAGGAACGAGATCATCTGTGCGCGGGTCGGGGCATCGGCGGTCACGGTCGGGTTGTTGACCCCAGCCTGTGAAACCAATCCTTTCGGCTGGCCGTTCGCGTTCGTGCCATGCAGTGCCGCGACTTCGATCAGACGGGCCAGCGTTTGGATCAGTTCGTTCTGCACGAACATTTCCACGTCAATGCCGCTTTGCAGCAGCAAGCGCCGGGAGATGTCCGTCCAGCCGCTCGCGGTTTTCGGCGTGCCGGTGACTTGCGTCACAGTCGGTTTGCCTTCGGTCCCGGCTCCGTTTTCGCCATCAACCCACCCACCGGTAATTGCGCCACCCTTGGGGATCGCCACGTCACCGACAAGACCCGAAAGCGTGGTGGCACCGGCTTGCGCCAACACCATCTTGCTGCGAAGGGCGTCGATGAACTGGCCGACAAGCAAGTCCGTTGAAACGAAATTGCTGCCATTGCCTCCCTTGAGGAAGGGATCGCCGCGCATACCGATAGGGGCGCAATGCGGGATGATAATGCCCTGCGCGCTGCGACCGCTGCGCTTGGCGATTTCGTCGCTGACTTCGCGCTCGTAGGCAATGTCCTCTTTGCCGATTCCGGCCAGAGAACGCAAAACCTTGAACACACTGAAACGCTTGGCGACATCGGCCCGTTCCTTGGAATCCAAGACAACGGCGGGATTAACTTTGGCGGGCGGCTCCGGCTTGCGGGTCTGCGCTTCGGTCAGTTTGCGGGACATTTCAACCTTGTCCGCTTCGGCCTTTTTGAGCGCCATTGCACGGAAATCCTCGACGGACTTACCGCTTTTAATGTGTTCGTCAGCTTCACCGGGCGTCATGTCAAACGCGCGGGCCAAACGGTAGATTTCAACCACCGCTTCGGCATCCAATTTCACTTCTTCTTTCATAGTCCTGCTCCCTTTCGTTGCGGCATTTTCTGCCGTGTTATTTTCCGAGCGACCGTAGCCCACATTGATGTCGGCTGGTACGGGTTCAAAACTCGCTTCGTAAGGCATCCAGGACATCGCCCGTACCACCGGGATTCCGTCCTTGTCGCCCTCGATGCGATAACTTGCGGTGTTGACTCGGTAGCCGACCGAGACGTTGCGCCGTAGTCCTTTGCCCGCATCTGCCGCTATCTCCTGGGCCCGCGCCCCTGTGCAAAACTCAACATTTCCCCCCAATTTTCGATCTTTAATCGATACCGGCATTAGGCCAACTTGATCCCCAAAATGACGATCAAGAATCACAAGCCCGTCCTTGCACCGCGTCATATCAACGCTGCCATCGCTATGGTCCAAGACTTCGTAGACCTGTTGCCAGCGCTCGTTAAATTCAACGTAGGTCAGTACGGGGGTTTCGCTTGAAACGCTCATACGGACGGAAGCTGGTTTATCGCCTTCGGCGCGGATTAACTCGACGCTGGCGGCACGGATATTCATTCCGTCCTTGCGCTGATCGTTATCCTGTTTATTTTTTTGCGGTGTTTTCATTGTCATCCCCTTTATCGGCGGTGTTTATCAGGACAGTTGCGGCGGGCACTTCGGCCAATCCTTTACTAACGCGCATTTCGGCTTCGCGCTTCATTGCTTCGAGATTGTCGCCGTAGTCATTCCCAAGATCGGAGGTCACATCGGTATTAGTTTTCCAGCCGTGCTGTACGGCGACCACGGCGGCGGCCATATCTTTCATCGGATCAACCCACATCCAGCGGCGGCCACGGTATTCATGCTCGGAAAACTTTTCAAACTTCGACAATGGAAGCCCTCCGCTGATGGAATAGGTCAGGAAGGAACGCAACCACGCGAGAAACACCGGCCCTTTGTTTTGTGCGATGTAGTCATTCTGGTCGGAGATATACATATCGCGTTCGCTGATCGTTCCAACGCGCACGGATGAAAACGAAACGCCCGCCCAATCGTTCGCAAAATTGCTGTACTCGACATTGAATCCGCTAGCCACATCCTTGAGCATGGATGCTTTAAACGCGGTAAGCTCACGGTTTGGATGCGATGGAGTGTGGATTTCCTGCCGCCAGCCAATCGGAAGGACTTCGCTTTGGCCGGGTTCCTTTTCGGCGGTCAACGCGCTGGCCGCGTCGCTGTTTGCTTCGCTGGTTAAATCCGCGATTGCCTCGTCATCACCCTTGGGCGCGTAGTATGTCCGGACGCTACATGCTTCATCCCGCGCCGCAGCTAATTCGGCGCGGTCATATTCATCCAGCATTTTCAGTTTTACCAAAGATGCGTGCGCTTCGGGTACGCCACGCGGTTGCGCTTCGTCATTTTTTGTGAATCCATGAATCACGCGGTTGGCTGGGATGCGAACAAGAGGGCCGCTACGGGAAATGACGTATGCACTTTCCGGCTTCGTGTGCATGTAGTAGGCCACTGGCCGATATGTCGCCGGGTCCATTTCTACGCCGCACCGCACAATGTTTCCGTTGGGTAATTTGTCGGCGTTGTAAAGCTCATCGCAAGCGTCGGGTCGCATGACGCGCAAAGAAATCCCATAAGGATTCGGCATCGGAGCATCTTCAATAAGGATGAAATATTCGCCGTCACGCTTCCATGTCTTGACATTTAAACGATCCATTTCCGGCATGGTCATGCGTCCCGACATATCGCACCATTCCCTCGTCGTGCACCATTTCCAGTAATGCCATTCGATAAACTTTGCGGCTGCTTCATCCAGGCGATAGTCCTTGCCGCCGGGGGTGCCGTCATGCGGCGCGGATTTCAGCGCAAACCCTTCGCCGACAATGTTGACCGCCATGAGTTGCAGCCAGCGCTTGAAGTGCGGGCTATTCTTCGCCATCTCGCGGGATCGGCTGCGGATTGTCGCAAGGCTTCCGCTAATTTCGGCGGGTGAAAAACCACCATCCCATCTCCAGCCGGCTAACAAGCGATCAACTCTTGCCGCCTCGAAACTTCGCATAACAACCACTTGGCGGGACGTGGGAATATCGGCAATTCGTTTACGAAAAGGCCACATCATGTAAACCTCGTTCGGATAATTCGCTTGATCCGTTTTCCGGTTTGATTCGCAACTTCTGCCTTGTAGACCGCCCGTAAATCGAGCAGCTCTTTCAGGCTTCCGTAACTGATCGCCATGCCGTCTACGCTGAAACTGCTGCGGGGATTCGTGGCATAATTGAGGATCGCCGCTTCGATTGCGGACAGGACGGGGGCATATTCGGAAGTGGCAAGAGGGGAAGCGGTAATACCTATTGCGCCTTCGTCCACGGCAAAGACGCGGGCGGACGCGGTATGTGTGACAAGTCCGGCGAATCGAATAACGCCAGGACGCCATAACAGGGTCTGCGCCCCGGTAACGGTTAGCGTCCATCCGGTGTTGTCGGCGTTGGCGACTGCGGCAACACTGATCGGGGTTGAGGCGGCGAATTGATAGGCGAGCGTATAACCACTGGCGGGGGTGTAATCGGTAAAGATCAAATCCTCACCATCCTGCGCGGAGTTGGCGGCGGCAAGCCAGATTGATTCACCAGCAACAATGCGGACTGGCAGAAAATCAGCGTTAAGCATGATGCCCCTTAAAAATCGAAGGGGGCAACGAAATGCGTTTTTAGGTTATGGTATATTTTTGTTGATTGCATCGCGCCCCCTTTCACCTTTAGGCGGGTTTCAACAACCAGAAAGAGGGCAAACAATGATTAAACCCCTGCAAACAAACGCTTAAACTTAACAACCCGTTTGTGGATCGCTTGCTGACTTATTCCCAGAATTATGCCTATTTCGCTTTCTGTCGGCATCGGCGAACAATCCCGTGCCGCGATAATTTTTAAATCAGTGGCATCAAGTTTTCCGTGAATAACCATGTCACAAATTGCCTCGCGCGCGCCTTCCGCCCTCTGGGCTACATCGACAATATGATTGCGATTAAGATTGATTCGCACCATGCGCCTAAATAGCCGAGCCTCTTGTTTTTCGGTGATTTTTCTCATGGTCAGCTTAGATCATCTCCCGTGGGATTTGTGCGCCCATATTCCTGATAGCGGAGTACGCCGATGTTAATATTCGGCGTATGCCCCAATCCGGCGTGAATTTCGCAGGAATATGTTTTTTCAATGCCAGTTCCTGACCCTCCGCGTGTTTCCGTTGTCTTGACGCTCGTTGCTGGTTTTCCGCAGTAATGACATTTCATATTTCGCTTCCTATTTATTAAAAAGGGCACGTATGATTGCCGACGAAAATATAGCGAGCGCTACAGCCGAAAGTCCGCGCTCAACAGGATCGTTTGATTCACAACCAGTTTTTGCGGAGTCGTAGACCGAGCACCCAGAAAGCAAGAGAACGGAAAGCGCTAGCATGATAGCGGCCAGTTTTGTTTTCATAGATTTACCTCCAATAAAAAAGGGCACCCCGGCGTTGTGCCGGAATGCCCTATCGTGATTCGATTCGGACGGTTAGGATGTTACTGCGTTATTTCATGCGATCCCTTTCTTTTGTAACTGCCCATGCCGCCATTCGCACCCGCAAACATTGCAATGCCACATTAGCACGCATTCGCTCAATTCCCCGTATGCCCCGTGAGTTTGAACACACCGAGGCGCGACTTGTCGCGGGGTAGTTTTGGCTTGACAGCACGGACAGCGTAAAATATCGCACGGCATTATTCCTCTTTGCAAGGCAACGCGCTCATCAAATGTTTGTAATTCGTCGCTCATTTTTCCTCCGTAATTGTTTTTTCCGTCCTTATTATTCGCTCGTTTCCACGGCTCAATATCTCGACAAGCACCCACTCCCGCTTGCGCTCGGCAGTGTCCAGAATTTCAGACAATGATAACGGCGCAAACGGAATAATGGTTTCGATCCGAATTATCTTGGCAACACCCGCCTGAATTTGCACCGCGCTGCGCGATGTTCCCGGCGCAAGTACGGACTTGACTACAAACTCGCGAGAGATACCCGCATTTTGCGGAACTGGATCGCGGCTCACTGGTCGCGGATCGCGCGTACTATAATTCATCGGCCCGGCCTCCTTATGACTACATGTGCTTTTTTAGGCGACGTATCGTGGCTTGTAATCGGGCTGGCTCCCACCGCTGCTGCCGCCACATATAAACCAGTGGCTACATCGCCCCAATCATTGCGGATTCCCGGAGCAATCCCCCACTTGTAGAGCGAGCCGACCTCTGTTTCCGCGTAATTATTCAAAACTTCCGATGCTATTCCTTCCGCAAATACATCATGCCGCTGGCCCTGCTTTCCAAAAAACGATATGGCATCGGGCGCGGCAACCGGCAAAAGCCATCCTTGCTGCTGGCGCATACGCCAAAAATCGGCGTTATGGATCACCACATCGCCCTTACCCCTCCATCGCGCATTGTGCCACTGTTCACCGGGCCTCCCAATCCTGTTTGTGTTCGGCCTGTAGCCAGCATTTCCAACGCCACGAGATGCAACCCACGGGATATTACCAGGCTTCCGATCTATCCATTTAAAAACCGCGTCCTGCCATGTGCCTCCGCAATCAACCATCATTATTTTAATTCGCGCGATATCCTCGCCACGTTTCAGGATAATTCCAGAAAGCAATGTGTTTAACCCGGTTAGTCCACGCTGAATTGCCACAGATTCGGGGTCAACGGGGGCGGAAGAATCGTACAACATCACGCCATTTCCGGGGTAAATCCCGTATTCGATCACACTGATGTTGCGGTCATTGTTCGTAGCCCCCAGTGCCCACCGCAATCCGTCATGGTTTATATCCACCATGCCGACAATATGAGCGCAATCTTCGGGAAGAATACGTCGCTCCTTGCCGTTGACACGCACGGCCAGAACGTTCACATCGAGTTTGTAGTCGCTATTCAGGATATCCTGCGGCTCATTCTGATACTCCGCCCAAAACTGCGAACCAGTTTCAAGCAATAAATTCTCGGCGGTCTGCAACGCGCTGATCTCGCCATCACGCACGCGGTGCTCCCAAGATACTTCTGCGCCCGC